TTCCTGAAGGACATCAGCGACCGGTTGACGGCAATCGGCGCGAATGTCAGCGAGGAACGGATCAAGGGGATCGTGGATACGGCCGTGGCGGCACGGCTGGCCTCCGATCCGGCGTTCACACGGAAAATGAAATTCGGCGGCGACGATGCCCTGGTGGGCAGCAAATTCAACCGCTGGGGTCTGACCCCAGCGGACATCGAATTCGCTTATGACCTGCTGACGGCGCGGAAGGCGGCCGGCGGCCGCGGCCCATCGGAGGAACTGACGAAGGCGTTCAACGAGTTGAGCGAAGCCGTCTACATGAGCGATGAACAGGTGAGGGCCATTGATCGCCAGGCGATTGATGACCTGTTCCCGCGGGTCACGCAGCGCAACCGGGCGGCGTACCAGCGGGCGATTCGTGCGATGGATACGGCAGAAACCGGGTTTGGGCTTCAACTCGTGGGCGCACAGTATGTGGGCGAGTTGTGGGAGCAGGCACGCCAGGAGAGCCTGGTTTTCAACCTGCTCAACTCGTTCGAGATGACCGCGCCCGTTGCCTACCTGCCGGTGGCTGCGGCGTTGCCGGAAATGTTGTTCGTAGGCGAGAGCACAGCGAACAACTCCAGCAACTACGCCACGGTCAAAACCGGGTCCAACCGGGTGGCAGTGAGTGCGGCCAAATTTGTGATCCATCAGATGTGGTCGGGCGAGATGGAGGAGGATTCCATCATCCCGTTCGTGCCGTTCCTACGGGCGCAGGCGGCGGCCAGCGTGGGGTATTACTCTGACAGCCTGGTGCTGAATGGAGACGATACCAATGCCGCTACGGGCAACATCAACCTGGACGACGCGGATCCTGCGGATACTAAGCATTACTTAGCATTCGACGGCATCCGCCATGCGGGCATCGTGGACAACACGGGTAACAAGTCTGACATGAACGGAGCGATCACGTATGCGGCCCTGCTGAAGGCGCGCACGCGCATGATTGACCGCACGTACCTCTACGACTGGGGTCATCCGATCAATCCACTCGATTTGATCTATGTCACCAACCCAGAGACGGCGGGCACGATTGACGGCCTCGACCAGGTGCTGACGATGGAGAAATACGGCCAGAACGCGACTGTTCTGGCCGGCGAGGTGTCGCGCATCGGGCGGCATCCGCTGATCTCTACCATGGCCATGCCACTGACTGAGGCTGACGGCAAATCCTCGACCACGGCGGGCAACAACACGAAGGGTCAGGTGACGACATTCAACCGGCGGGCGTTCGTTGTTGGGTGGCGCCGGCGCGTGAAGGTCGAAACGGAACGGTTGCCAGGCACCGATCAAACCCGGATCGTGTACAGCCTGCGCTTGGGGATGGGGCGCTACACGCCCACCGGCGCGGCCAGCGGCATCGAAGCGGCCGATGTGATTTACAACATCACGCTGTGAGCGTGATGCGACCATGAGCGAAGGCGGGCGCCTCCGGCCCGCCTAGAGGTGGCAGATGGAATACCGAGTGCAGTGGGCCTACGCCAGCGCCCGATTGATACTGATGCCAGGCCAGGTGATTGACCTGGACGATGCGCTGGCACAATGGCTGATGGCCGATTCGCCGGGCGTGATCGCGCCGGTTGCTGAGCCGGCGGCAACGATCAGGGCGCCAGATGCGCCGGCGGCGGATCGGATGCACAAGAGGGGGGCAAAACGTGGCAATCAGTAATGTCAACGTGGAAAACACGGTCACGCCTATTGTTTCCGAAAACGGCTACCGCGATTCCGTGACGATTCAGCATGTGGACACAACCGATGGCAACGTAGCGATTTGGGTATCTACGAATCCGGCTATGACCGTAGGTCAAGGTTTTTACGTCAGCGCGTTGGGTGGTGTGTTTAGTACGGATAGGGAAAACGGCGCGGCCAACGCCTGGTACGGAATCAGCGCGGGAAACACAGTGACTATCGTAGTGGCGACGGGTGAAAACTGAGATGGCGATTTCAGTCGTTAGCGTTGGGAATACCCCGACGTTATTGGCCGCAGCCGACCCCACGCGCATCGGGCTAACCCTCACGCATGTGGATGCCAGGCACGACGAATCCGTACTAAGCGTTTGGGTCTCTACCGATCCTGGAATGGAAACCGGCGACGGCTTCGAGATTGCGGAGCTTGAGGGCAGAGTCGAGCTTACCAGCGCGACCGGGGCGGCATCGGCCTGGTACGGCATCATCCAACCGGCGGGTACGGTTTCCGTCGCGGTCATCACGCAGATCGCCGCGGTACACTACATCACGCGGGCGAATCTCAAAATCAGACTGGACATTGAGAGCAGTGATACCGGCAGCGATGGCATCCTCGATTCGATCATTGCCGGGGTGCATGGGCAGATTGATGACATCTGCGGGCGGTCGTTCCTGGTCAATGCAACGACCGAGGTCAGGTATTTTGATGCTGAGTTTGGCGATTACCTGGAGACTGACGACCTGGCCAGCGTGTTGGAGATCGCGACCGACGACCAACACGACCGAACCTACAGCGCCGTGTGGACGACGAACGATTACGAAATGGAGCCGCGCAATGCGGCGGCGCTCAACAGACCGTTTACGTCGGCCTGGCTGAAGCCGGGCGGGGCGAATACGTTCCCGACGGGCCGGCGCACGGTGAAAATCACGGGATACTGGGGATGGCCGGCGACGCCGGCGCAGATCGTTGAGGCGTGCTACCTGCAATGCGAGCGGCTCTACCAGCGGCGCAATTCGCCAATGGGGGTGGCCGGGCCTAATGAGTTCGGGCAATTGACGGCGTTGGCGCCGGTGGACCCGGATGTCATCATGCTACTGCGACCCTACATGCGCCTGAGTATGAGGGCTGTATGATCGTGCGGATTGTGGGCCTGGAGCAGGCCATCCGGCACATGGACCCGGCGCATATCGAGCAGCCGTTGCGGCGATTTTTCACGCGGGCCGTGATCTACATTCAGGGGCGAGCACGGATCAACGCACCGGTGTTCCGTGGGCAACTGCGCAATGCCATCGTTTACGAGGTGCGGCCCAGGGCGGCCAGCGTGGGGGTGCTGCACGGCGCCTTCTCGACGCCCCTCGGACAGAAGGCATTCGGCATGGAGTACGGCACGGGCGCGCTATCGGATGCGCCGGCAGGGGCACGCGTGACGCATCTACCCACGGCGGGAGAGCTTGACGTGTGGGCCAGGCGGCACGGATTCGAGAGTGGCGCACAGATTGCGAACGCCATTGCCCGGCGTGGCGGCGTGGCGCCACGGCGCTACATGCGCAGGGCGATGCAGGACAGTTGGGGCCAGATCACGCGGTTGACGCAGGTGCTCGGTGATGAGATTCACGCCGCGATGGGCGGCTAATGTTCGCGTGCTAACAATTGGTTAGGAGCAGGCAGTGACGATTCAGACGGCGATTGCGTACATCCAGGGACTGGCGGAAGGTCTCCCCGGTATCAGGCAGGCGCCAGATTTTCCGCCTGAGCAGATGAACGTATTCCCGTTTGCGGTCTGTTACCCGGCGGCGGGAGAGTTTCAGGCCGGGCCGATGGGGCTGATGAAGGGGCTGCACAACCTGGTCGTTGAGATTCATGTGGCGCGCAAAGATTTGCCCCGCGACGTAGAGACGGCGCTGCCATTCGGTGAATTGCTGGCCGCGGCCGTGCTGGACGATCCTACCCTGGGCGGAACCGTGGACACGGTGCGCGCTGACGAGGGGATTTCCTACACGTTCGGCGCGCTGGCCTGGGGTGGGCAGGAAACGGTGGGGTGGCGGCTGACCATTCCCGTGAAGATTCAGACGGTATTGTGAGGTGAAACATGGCAGGAGTTAAGGCGCTCAGGCGCATCCAGATAGGCGCTGAGTCCTCAGCGGGAACGGCTGTCCCAGCGACGACGAAATGGCGTGGAGGGGGAACAATCCAGGACGACATAGACCTGGTATTCGCCCAAGAGGACACGGGTTACATCGGCGGAATAGACCGAACCTACGTCCAGAAATACGGCGCCACGTTGGAGATGGAGGATGTAGAGGCAACATTCGAGCAGCTACCCTACATCGGGATGGCGGGGATCGGAACGGCGACGCCTGGCGCGGATGGGCCTGGGCAGGGGTACGTCTATGCGTTCCCGTTTCCCACTACGTCGCAGAACACGATCAAAACCTACACCATCGAGGGCGGCGACGATCAACAAGAAGAAGAATTTGCCTACGGTTACGTGGAGTCGTTCAAGCTGTCGGGAAAGGCCGGCGAGGCGCTGAAAATGTCGGCGGTGTGGAAGGGACGCCAGGTATCTGCGTCCACGTTCACGGGGGCGTTGGCACTACCAGCGGTAGAGGAAATCCTGTTCGGCACGGGCAAACTCTACATTGACGCGGTTGGCGGCACCATCGGTACAACGCTCAAATCGAACACGCTCCTGGGGATGGATTGGGCGGTGAAAACAGGTTGGATGCCGGTCTACACGGCGGATAACCTGTATTTTTCGTTCATCAAATGCGTGGCGCCGGAGTTGCCATTGACGTTGACGTTTGAGCATGATGGCACCAGCACGGCCGAGAAAGCAAACTGGAGAGCACAGACACCCGTGAAGTTGCGGCTGCAGTGGATCGGTTCGGCGCTGACGGGCGGGGGAACGTTTGCCAACAAAACGTTGCGGATTGACCTGGCCGGACGCTGGCAAAAATTTGAGAAACTAGCCGAACAAAACGGCAACGACATTGTGACCGGGGTGTTCCTGCCCCGCTACAATGCCACGGCAACCCTGTACGCGGTCATGACCGTGGTCAACACACTGGCGACACTCCCATGAGCGAGATCCGATTCCGCATTGACGCTGAGCGCATGACGTTTGATGATTTCATTGCGATGGTCGAGGGAACCATGAGCGAGAAACGCAATGTCATGGCGCGGTTCGTGGTGGATGACGCGGGCGCGTACGTGCCAGAGGCTGATGGACGCCAGCGTATCGGCCAGATTCCTATCGGCCAGGTAAAACGCACGATTGAAACATTCCTGGATCAATTCAACCAGGTAAACCCTCCGAGCGGCGCCGCCTGATTGTAGCGATACATCATGGGGGCGCCGGGCCGTGGTGGCTGAATGTGCTGCTGGCCGCGCACGAGTGGGGATGCCCACCGTGGGAGATCACGGGCGACGGCAGCCGGGTGACGTGGTACATGCGCTGGCTGGCATACGCTGAACAGCGAACGATGCGACAGGGATTTGAGACGGAACGATGGCAGACACCGTAAAAATTGACCTGCAGGCGACAGACAACGCAAGCCGGGCTATTGGCGGGGTACGCGGTGCGCTTGGCCAGATGGCCGTCATGGCGGGAGCGTTTGCCGGCGCGCTGGGCATCACGGCGGGTCTGAGCAAAATCGCAGAGGGCGTGCGCACGATCACGGCCGGGATGGTCGAGGGTAACGCGGCGTTTGAGCAGTATGATGTCCGATTCCAAACATTGCTTGGCAGCGCGGACGCGGCCAAAAAGCGGATGGAGGATCTCGCCAAATTTGGGCGAGAAACGCCATTCGACTTGCCAGAGGTTGTGCAGGCTGACATCATTTTGCAGGGGTTTGGACTGCACAGTGAGGCGGCCGCGAAGCAGTTTGGATTCTCAGGCGAGCAAATTCGCACGATTGCCGGTGACGTTGCCAGCGGCACGGGCGCCTCGTTCAACGAGATTGCGCTGGCGTTGGGCCGATTCAGCGCGGGCGCCACGGGCGAGGCCATGATGCGTTTTCAGGAGTTGGGCGTGGTGACGCGCAATGAGTTGCGCGGGATGGGCGTTCAGTTCAGCAAATCGGGCGAGTTGATGTCACCGTTACCGCAGGCCATGCAGGCGGTGCTGACGGCCATGCAGAGCAAATACGGTGGGCTGATGGCTGCACAGTCGGCCACGTTCGACGGGATGCTGAGCAATCTGCGCGACTGGGCCGGGGCCGCGATGCGTGAGACGGGCAAGCCGTTGTTTGATGCGTTAAAAACGCAACTGCACAACCTGCTGACGCTGGCGAATTCGGCCGCGATGACGGGGATATTGGAACGGATTACCGCCTCGGTGGCCGACTTTGCAACGGCGTTGGGCGATTTTCTGGACGGGCTGCTGACGGGGATCACGAACATCGGCACGGCGCTCTCTAGCGTAGACATTGCGGCGCAGATCGATACGATCAATGCCAGCCTGGGCACGGGGCAAGGCGCCCTGATAAACTGGCGCGATGCAGGGCTGGAATTGGCTAAGGGATTGGGCCAGGCGGCGATTGAGTTCCAGTACCTGGGCGATTTTGGCCGTCTCACGGCCACCGGCATTCAGCAGATGTGGATGGACCTTGCGTCGTGGTTTCAGGCCACATTTGCGAACGGCATCCTGGTCGTGGTGCGCGAGTCATTCCATTCGATAGGAATTGAAGCGCGGATTGCCTGGGCGACGGTCACAGGGAATACGGATGCGCTGACCGCGGCGACCGATGAATTGACGGCATCCCAGAACGTGGCGCGCGGCGCCATACAGTCGTTTGGGGTCGAGGGTAAATTCTGGTTCGGCGAATTGATTGCGGACGCCGGACGCTACGGCGCCGCGATTGAACGGCTGAATGCGTTGAAGGCCGGATCGCTGAATCGGCTGGGCGCGGTGGGTGGCACGCAGATCGGCCCCGCGCCACGGCCTGCGGACGCGGAAAAATGGGGCGCGGGGCTGATTCCGCCCATGGCCAGGGCGGCCAAAACCATCGAAACCAATTTCGGCAACGCCGCAACGAACGCAGGTAATGCATGGAAATCAGCCTTCGACGGGGTTTCGTCTTACATCAGCAGCAAACTGAGCGCGGCGCAGGACGCGGTCAGGGGATTGCTGCCAGACCAACCGGATCAGTTTGCCCCCGGCGGCAATGGGCCGTTTGAAAACATTTTCCGGGCCGCGGACGTGGCCGCGCATGGGGCCGATTCGCAATGGGCGGCCAAGCTGGGGATTGACCAGGAGACGGCTAAGCGGATCGTGAACGACTTCCAGAAGGGGCTTATCACGGAGGAAGTCGCGAAGCTGATTGACATGCCGGCGCTGATCGACGCGGCGCGCATGAATCAGGCGGCCAAAGCCATGACAGATAAATTCGTGGAGGCGGTGGCAGGCCAGGCCGGGGTGCCGAAGAAGGTCGTCAATTCCATGCTGGGCTATAGCGACAAGGGCGATACGCCGGAGGCTGTGACCGGCGCGGGTACAAAACTGGGCACCGACCTGGTGACATCGCTCGATACTGCGATTGCGGCGATTGCGCCGGGCGCGGTGACCAACATCCAAACAAACCTGACGACGCCCATCATCAGGGCATTTGACGATGCGACGGCGGCCGTAGAACGTCTGATTGACGCGATCAAGCGGTTGGCTGCGCTCAACGCCAAGCCGCCGGCCGGTGGTGGTGGCGGCGGTGGCTCCGGTGGCGCAAACCAAAGCGGCCGCATGTCAACGGGGTTGCTGGCCGCGGTGCGAGCCAGGGGGCTGGCATGAGCTACACACTGTGGATGTTCGGCTCGCCGGCATCAGACCCCACAGTCGAGGTGGGGGACAGTCTTGGCGTGTGGTTGCGCACATTAGGCGACCCAGAGGATCCGCTGGACACGCAGGGCAGTGCGATCTCTGTCGTATCCTCCATTGGCGGGGCGATTGTAGACGGCCACGGCGCGCAGCAGGCACCGGTGATAGCGGTTGAAGTGACTAAAAAGGGCTTGCTCGTGGCCTCGACGCAGGAACTGCTGCACAATAATTTCAAGTGGTTCCGGGCGCAGCGTGGGCGCAGACGACTACTGTGGCGCCTGGTGCGCAAATTCGAGGGGCCGCCTGGGGGTAATCCGCCGATCCAGTTCATGTACGCCCGGTGCACGGCGGTCAACAGCGGCGTGGCGCGCCAGATTGGCAATATGTACGCTCTGCCGGTCGAAATCCGGTTTATGCTGCTCGGTCGGTTCTGGTCAGGGGCGCATACTAACAATCAATTAGGCGTAGGCGGCGAGGAGCCGGACACCTGGGGCGAATATGAACTGGACAACAGCGGGCTAGAGGCCACGCTGACGTACACGAATGGCGGCAACACGAACAATACCAGCGCCATCATCACGATCACGGCGACAGGAGATGAAGTGGAGTCGGTGCACGTCGCGTGCAATATCTGCGCATGGACCTACACGGGCAACGTGCCGGCAGGGCATCAGTTGGTGATTGACTGCGGGGCCAGGTCGGTGAAAAATTCGGGGATCGGGGATTACAACGGACTGACGTTCGATGCGAACCATCGCACGAACGAATGGATGATCCTGGAACCAGGCGTAAACACGATCGCGTACACGATTGCGACGAAAAATCCGGGCAGCACACCACCGCCCACGATCAGTTTTGATTTCTACGACGCGTGGGAGTAGGGCGGTATGTGGGTTGACATCTACTCGGCAACGAATCACACGACCAGGTTAGGCACCGGGCCGATAGCCAACATCACAGCCGCGCAGATCACGCGGCGGCTCGACCAGGCAGGCGAGGGATCATTCACGATGTCGGCGGTGGATGAACGGCGCAGCCTGGTGCAGGCACGGCGCTGGGCTGTGATTCGGGGCGTCGTGGACAATGCGATTGCCGACCTAGGATCGTTCGTGATTGACACGGTAGAGACCAGCCTGAATGTGCCGGGCGCGCCTGATTTGACGGTATCGGGAGATGACATCCTGCGCGAACTCGCCCAGCGCACGGTGGGCGAACTGGGCATCTACGAGGATGATCTGCGCACGCTGTCGTACTACGGCGGCGCCACGGGCGCAAACCTGGCGACGGTGGTGAGCGACAACGACGTTGCGACCGCCGTCGCGACGGTAATCGAATCAGGCACCTACCAGTATTTCGCCAACCAGAATCAGTTCAATTTTGTGCGGTTGTTTTTCAAAACTCCGAACCGGGCAAAATCCACGCTGACCGTGCAGTACAGCAAGGGAAGCGGCGTGTGGGCGGCGATGACGGTCAACGACAAAACGGCGTACACGTCACCCGACGGGGATCATTACACGTGGTATCGGGATGGCGACGTTGAGTTGACAGTGCCTGGCGACTGGTCAACCGACACGTTGAATGGTCACACGGGCTATTTTGTGCGCATGACCTCTGGCACGGCGGTAACGGCGGATGTGGGCGAGGTGCGCACGATCAATCGCAGCGCGACCACGGACGGGCTGTCACGGATCGCAGCGTTGTTCCCCAGTGAGTGGAGCCTGGATACGGTCAACGGGCAGGCGCGCACGAGCAAGGACGTTAGGCTGCAGTTTGCCGGGGAGAGCGTGCTCGGCGCGCTGAGCAGCCTGGCAGAGAAAACGGGCGATCATTTTATCCTGGGCGCGGGGCGCACGGTGATCTGGTTGTACGCATCGGACATCACGCAGGGGGAGCCGGTGGTCGTGGCGCTACAGGGCGGGGATGGCGTCAGGATGGAGGGCAACGACGACGTGTGCCTGGTGACGGAACTGAGCGCCAGCCAGGACACATACCCGATGATTTCACGCATCTACCCCTATTCGGGAGGCAGTGCAGACGACCGGGTGACGCTGGCGCAGACGACCAGGGCGGCGCGCAGTGGGTATACGCTGGACAAAACGAACAACTACCTGAAGCGAAACCTGACCGAAACGCAGTACGGGCGGACTGAGGTCAACATGACGTTTTCAGAGATTACGCCGGCGTTGCAGACGCCGGCGGCGCGGGCGTTGGCCGCCGACTTCCTGTTCGACGCGGCGCTGACGTACCTGGAGCGTTACAGCCTGCCTAACACGCTGTACACGTTGCGGCTGGCCCAGTGCGAACGTGTACTGCGGCCTGGACAGAAAATCAGGCTGATCTATCACGAATGGCGGGATGGGGTGCACGTGATCAGCGTGGATCAGGCATTGATCCTGCTAGAGACCACGATCGAATACGCAGACAATGGGGTGCGCACGACGGCGGTGCAGGCGAGTACGGTGGATAGTTGGCCGCCCTCCGACGGCGGGCTGATCGCGGGGTTTGCGTCGCAGTTACGGCATGTGGCGTCGTGGCGCAGCACGGGCGCGATGGCCGGCCAGGCCGGCGGCGGGTTGACTTCGCTGGAGATTCGTGACCGGCAGGACGTGGTCATCTTCAGGGCGGATCATGATGACCAGGTGGTCGAGATTGGACCGAGTACGGTGCCCCATATCGAGTATGATGGTGTGCAGGTGTTGGTGGCCGGGAGTCCGATTGCACGAATGTTGCGGGCGAGCGCGACATGGGCGCCAGGCGCCATCGGAGATGGCGGGGTTGCGACAACAACAATAACCGTCAACGGCGCCGCGCAGGGGGACCTGGCTGGCGCATCCCACACGGAGTTAGGGGGGGATGATTTTATCATTTCCGCTTACGTCCAGGACGCCAACGTAGTCAAGGTTTTGATTCTGAATAAAGCGGGGGAAACGCTGAGCGTTGCCAGCGGGACGCTGCGGGTGATGGTGTGGAAGTGAGTGAATTGGAGACCTGAGATCGGGGTGGGCGGATGTAGCCGCGTGCTAAGAAAGGCTTAGAACAAGAAAATGGCAACAATCGTAGCCGTGCGTAGCGGCAATTGGAGCGACACAAGTCATGTGACCGGGCCGTGGCCGGGCGGATCAACGCCGACCACGAAGCCAGGCGTGGGCGACACGGCGCAGACGGATGAGTTCGTAGTCACAATTGACGAGGATGTGCATGTTACGTTGCTGGAATCCACGTCGACTGGATATTTCCAGGTGACGGCTGCCCCTGAGTTGCCTGCGGTGCGGACGATCATAGCCAATGTGCTCAACAGCGGAACGGCGACAGGGGCGATACAAATCAGCAACGCAACGGGTCAGGTATTTCTGACC